TGCTGGAATATCTCTTGGTGTGACTCCCACTAATGCACTTGTTTCTGCATGAGGAGCTACAATTACTTTGTAGTATTTGCTTTTGTGAATTGTAACTTGAGTACCTGCTTGAGTGATTGCAGTAACAACTGGATCATAAGTAGTTATAACTACAGAGGGATCCGTTCCATGCACGTGCGCAGGATGAGATGCAATTTTCATCATTTGACCTTCACCAGTACCATCATTTACATAAAGATATCCATCTTTGTATTCGTTGGCTACTAAGTTAGTTCCATTTGTTTCAATTGAAATTTCTCTTACGCCTGCTGCAACATTTGCAGTAATTGCCATGTCTTTGTGATGCGCACCTTGGTGAGCTGCAGAAGCAACTACTTTACCTGCTGTAACTCCACTACCACCTAAATAAGCATATCTATAAACACGATCACCATAATGTAATCTTGTGCCTAATTCAAATAGTGCAGTTGCAGAAGAAGTGTAAGGATCAACTACTACACTGTTTTTTGTTGTTTGTTTTCCTACAATTAAGTTTGCAGGGCCCGCAGTTGTGGATGCGGTCATTTCCATATGAGCACCTTGTGATACATAAAGACCATCATCGTAAAATGCGTTGTTTGTGATTGCTCCAGTCGTTGTGCTTTTTGTAACGTCTACAAAACCACCTTCTGAACGAACTGGACCTGAAAAAGTTGTGTTAGCCATAAATATCTCCTAGCTATGAATAATGTAGTCCTCTAGGTTTGTCTGCCAAGTCAGTCTACATTACGATTAATATTGTCTTGGTAAATGTATTATACAATAAAAAAAGGGGCTCGTAAGCCCCTTTAGTAGAGTTTATTTAAGCAGCACCTGCTGTGCCGAAAATACCTCTAGGATCAGAGAAACCAAAAGAATATCTTTCTCTTGCTTTAAATCTGACATTACCAGTATCAAAGTCACCTTCAATAGCTGTTTTAATCGGACTTCTAACAAACATTTTCATGCCATTAGGAGCATCCGTCATAATAAAGAAAGCATCTGTATCAGTTAGATAATGATTAACTCTATAGCCTTGTGGGATCATTCCCATGTTAGCCATAGCATTAATGTCATTATCAGCTGTGCTTACTCTTTGAGGAGATTTTAAAATTCTCTCTGCGGTGAACTGAAGTTCTTTTGGTATAATTAACTTCGCTCCTTGCATTGCGATTTTTAGTCCTCTCTCATCAACAAACGCAGAAATGTCAATTAATGATTGCTCAATAGAAGTTTCTGATAAGTCAGATGGTGTCGCTAATGTATTAGAAAAAGTTTGACCATTAGCAAGTGGGTGCGATGCACTACAAAGTGCAACACCATCACCGCCAGTAAAACTTGCGCTAAAAGCATTATTCAACACATTCGCTGCTTTAACCTGTTTAGTATTAGCCATTGATCTGGCTAATGCTCTAGTGTATCTAGCTGCTAATCTATCGTATAAGTTATCTTCAATAGCTTCTTCAGTAACTGCAAAAGCCATTGCAATAGTTTCATGCGTGTATCTCGCAGTAAACGACTCTGATGCCTGGTCAAAAGTAACCGCTGCACCTTCATTTTTTACTGGAGCTGAACCGAAACCTGTCAACATTACTTCTTCTTCGAATGCACGATCAGAAGCTTCTGTTGCGAAAATTTCCGCATGTTCGTTTTCATATTTGTTGTATTCTAGACCAAAGAGGGCGTTTAAACCTGGTTCTAACTCTTTGACCAATTGTGATCTTGAAATAGCCATGATTTATCTCCCTATGCTAAGCCTGTACCACTTCTAAAGAAGTGCTGGTTAATACGAACAAGAACATTTGTGTTCGCAGTCGCGGTATCCTCATTATTTACGTCTTGAGAAATTGCGATTGCTCTAACTGCAAATGTTGCGCCTGTTGCTTTTGTAGATGTATCTAATTGGACTTTTGAATTTCCAGTTAAAGTACTTCCAGTTACATTAGTCAACGAATAGTTCGCATTAAGACTTGCTCTTGGCATTGCCTCATCCGAATCCATTAAATAAACTGTATCTGGATCATCTATCACATTAGCTACAATATCCGCGGCTGCAATTGAGCCAGGATAAAATGCGCTAAATGTTGGTTTTTTAGTAGTAGGATCTGTGTAAAAACACCCATTAAATACACCAATGGTTACATAACTTGTTCCTGCTACATGTCTTTCAATATTACCTGTAGAGGTAGGTATCACTAAATCATTTGTGAAAATAGCAGTACCATAGTTATTTTTAATTGTGTATTTATTTTGTGCATTATTCCACGGAGCGCCACTACCACTTCTATATGGTCTCATTCCGAAACCTTCGACTATATTAGCCATAATGTTTTCTCCTTAAAAAAATTAACAAAATAAGATGGTGACTTTTATCAAAAAACTATGATTTACGACCACCACCAAAAGTTACGCGAGATTGTCTGTCAATATTGACAGGCATCTCAGGTCGTTGTTCCCTAAGAATGTCATTATCCACGGCTTTTACTTGATCAGCAGTAACATTTTCAAAATACTGCCTGCGTGACTCGACTATTTCTTCAGGTATCCTTGCCAACACAAGGCCTCCAACCCCGATTAATCCCCTATACTGACCATTTTGAATAACTGGGTAATCATGCTTGCCAAGACTATTAGTAATCTCTTCTGCTCTGACAAATTCCCAACCTTCTCTGAGTTTCTTAGATACATTAGCTGTATCTTCAAATCCCATACTCTCGGTTCTTATCCAACGATGCACATAACCTTTTGGAGGTTTAGGGGCATCTAGACTTGATGGTGGCTTCCACGGAGTATTTCTTAAATCCTTTTTCTCCGTTGAGGCGCGTGAGGTCTTATTAATAGCTTCATTCATATTTTTACTCCTTCACGAATTTTGCGTATTCTTCTAGTGGCACCCCTAGTTTTTTGGCAATAGCCACTTGTGATCGGGTGAGTTTCACTGTTTTGCGTCCTTCCTGTTTCCGCCCCGCAGAGGCAACAGTTTGAACGGGTTTTTTTTCAGCAACAAACTTGTGAGGGAAATATCCCCTTACTTGTTTGTCAATTTCATTGTAGTAGTCTTCAGACTCCGCGTCAAACCCCTGCTCCACTAAATCTTGGTGAATTCCAAAAGCTGCATTGGTCATAACTTTGTCATCTCCAAACCATTTGTTGTCTTCTGCCCATTGTTTTGCTCTAGGTGTAGCAGGGGACGGGGTAGGTTGTGGAGGTTGTACAATATCTTTAGGTTTATTTTCTTCTTGTTGTTTTTGTGCTTCTAATCTTTCTTTTCTTTGTTCTTGATGAATTTTAGCTTTTTCTTTCTCAACAGCTAATCGTGTTAAAGCATCATTAGCTTCCATGATTTTGTCTGTATCGTTATTTTCAATAGCCGCTTTTAAATTATTTTTTACTTGTTCTCTTTGAGCATCTACTCTTCCCTCAAATTCTTTTAAATAATTTTCATCAACTGAGTGTAACTTTTTATCAGTATCTGAATATTTTTTCTGTAATCCTTTGGCATAGTCTAAAGCAGCTTTTTCTCTTCGCTCTGCTTCTCTATACTTTCTAGTAAGATTATCAATTCTTTTTTGTACAGAAGTAGTGACCTCCTCTAAATTTTCTGGTTTTAGGTCGTTTGTTTTTTGCTCTTCTGGTTCTTCTTCTTTTGAAGTAGCTTTAACATTTTTTTGAATAGGATCTGTATACCCTAAATCTACTTCTTCTAAAACTGGTTTCGTTTCTTGTTCTTGAGGTGCTACAGATACAGCTTCTTCCTTAACTTCATCTGTGTCTAACTCAACTAAATTTTGTTCGGCCATTTATTATCTCCTAAAATAATGCGAGGATATCCTCGGGTTTTTTAATAGTTCCAATTATTTCGTCATCATTTAAAATACGATGCTCTCCATATGTGGTTTTAAATCGTGCTCCAGCATAACGCCCATAGACAATAAACTGACCCTCTTTACACCAAGGGCCCGTTGGAAACTTTGTTTTATCTTGATAGCACAAATCACCCATCTTGATTACAACACCAACAACTGTTGTCATTTGAATGTTTTCTTGAGTTTTTTCAGAAAGTAGAATACCACCTTTTGTTTTTTTATGGCCAGACCAAGGTCTAACTAAAAGTCTATATCCAACTGGATTAGGTAGTTTTTTAATATATTCCGCAATTTCTTCTGGTCCTTTTGGAATATTTGGCGCGTCCTCATTATCTTCCTGTGAGAATCGTTCAGGT